ATCTTCGTCGGCGGAAGCCCCAATGTTCCCATCGTGACCCACCAGGGTGTGAAGAATGATTGCAGACGCGGCGGCGGCGGAAGTGTCGAAAGAGGCGGCTGGCATAGGAAGAAAGGCGGTGGCGGGTTGGCTTCAATATTCACCGGAGGTGTCAAAGCCCGTTTAGATCGGCGGTGAGGATGCCCGTTGCGATGGTGACAGGCTGCCCCGCCCCGACGGAAATCAGCCGCTCCCGGCGAATAAACCACGTCCCGACGCCGTCGATGCTCGCCACAATGGTCTGGACGGCCCAGCCGCCGGCGGGGGCGATGTTGGTCCCCGTAAGCGTGGTGCCGTTCGACATCGAATCTCCGACCGGATCCCATGTGGAGGAGTCGCGGGAGACGCGGAACACGTCCAGCGGTTCGGAGCCGACGATTGTGGCAGGGTAGCACGAAATGGTGACTTCGGTGGCATCCCCGACGAGGTCGGCGGTTGGATCGGCGAACAGGTAGCGAAGCGCCAGCTCCGCGGGAGTGGTCCCACCGCTCAGGCCATACGGCCACTCAAGCTGCGCCGAGAAATCGCCCGCATCCGCCCGCAGCGCGTGGTTGGCTGCCAGGGTAAGTGTTGCCCCCAGCGCAACATCCAACGCAACCAGCGAGGCCCCTCGCTTGAACCTGACGTGCGTGACGGTGCGGGAGTTGCCCGTGGATGGGAACGTGATCTCGCTTGACGTGATGAGGCTGGTATCGCCACCGGAGACGATGGGCGCGGCTGCCGTCCACGGGTCGCACACAATAGCCGAGGAGACGGCGGTTCCCCCGCTCGCGGGGTCGCCGTTGTACAGCGTCGCCGTGAGGTCGCCGCTGATCGACGTCCCGAAGAACACGGCTGCAAGGAGGGCGTCGGTGGCGCTTGCTGGCAGTTCCGCCACGGCTTGCGTTGCCAGATAGGTGAAGCTGGACGCCGTGCCGGTCGGATAGGCGGCGGTGTCGAGGTCGGCGAACAGCCGCTCAACCTGAAAGGCGATGCTGGGGAGTTGGCCGGCGCCCGCCGTCTGCTGCGGGCTGACATAGACGAGCGTCCCAGAGTCCTCGAACTGCATCGCCTGCGTCCCGTTCACGAAGTCCAAAGCCCGGGCACTCAAAGCGCGGCCCGGGTGGTAATCCGCCAGCCCGTCCCACTCCAGAACGTCCGCTTGGATGGAGTACACCAACCTCTGGTCGTAATGGATGGAGAGGACGAGGTTTCCCGCACTGTCCGTCTCCTCAATCCGCTGGCTTGAGCCGCTGCGCTGGCACGATTGAACCAGAAGCGCATCCTCCGCCTGGAGGGTTTCAAAGACGGCAGGATCCAACGCCTCCATTGTGTGGACAAGGATGGCGCTGGCGGCGGCTGCGGAGGCGTCGAAGGAGGCGGCGGGCATAGTGGGTTAATCGGTGAGCTGGAGAGCCATGCAGAGCGCCTCAAACGTGAGGACAAACTCAGGGTGTCCGGCATTGGATCGGTCGAGGGCGCACTGGACGTTGCGGACGTCGAACACGCGGAGGCCTGGGGTGTCGTCGGTGGGGTCGAGGGAGAGGCGGTCGTGAACGCTGCGCTGCCCTTCTGGCACGGGGTCGATCATGTCCTGAGTAAACAACGCCAACAGGCAAAACCGGATCTGGTCGGTTTCCTGCGTGGTGAGGTCGCGGTTCCAGATGACGGAGATGGATGGAGCCAGTCGCCAGTGATGCTGGTGGGTGACTAGCAATGGCTCGGTGTCCCGCATGAAATACAGGATGACGCAGGGGGTCTGGATCTCGGCTGGGCTGTCTCCGCGGAAAACGCGGGCTCCCTGCGGCATGAGCCAATGGCCGGAGGGGCAGAGTTCCCCCGTCCAGTTAATTCCGTCCAGCGCGGGCGGGAGGCCCTCGCGGAGGAGGGCTTCCATCTGGGCGAGGATCTGATCTTCCGGAGGAAACGGGAGTGAGTAATAGGGGGCGGGCATGGGATGTGTCAGGCGGCGACTTTGAATCCGGCGGCTTTGGCCCCGCCCCAGAGGAGGCCGTCCTTGGTGACGAAGCCGAGGAAGAGGCGGGAGAGGTCGTTTTCCTTGGCTTCGAACGCGCCGGGGACCATGCGGGCGAGGCCAAGTGGGGCGGGGCGTCCGGGGCGTTGGGTGGCCTTTGGCCATGCGGCCACGACGGCTTCGGCGGCGTTCCCATCGAGGGTCTGGGCGTAACTGCCAGGGCTGTTGCGGTATCGGGGGCCGGAGGCGTTGCGGATGGCTCCGGAACGGTACTTCGAAAACTCGATCATGGCGGGGACGAAGCCGCTGACCTTGTGGTGTTTGGCGCTGTAGCGACGGGCGCTGACAAATTTGGCGACGGCTCCGTAGGCTCCGGCGTCGTCGCCGAAGGCGGCTTTGAGGCGGGCCTGTTTGTAATTCAGGAAGAACACGATTCTGGCGGCGATGGTGTCCCGGTAGCGGTTGGCTAGGGAGGCGGAGCCGCGCTTTTTCGTGCGGGCAAGGTTCCGGGTGCGCCATCCCACGCGGCTGGGGCGCATGAGGTCGGCGGCGATTTTGGCCCCGCTGCTGGGAATCTTGGCCTCAATCTCCGCCATGGCGAAGGAGACCCAGAACCGCATGGCGGTGCGGATGACGTCGCTGAGCTGCTTCCCGCGGACGCGCTGCTGGTGATCCTGCCAGATACGGAAGGCGGGGCCGAGGGAATCGGTGCCCATTTCAAGAATTATGTTGGGGGAGTCCATAAAACCTTGGGTTTTCGTTGGGTCGCTGAATCAGGCGTGGACTTCGGCCTCAATCCGCCAGTGCTGGTGGAAGGTGGCTTTGTCGGCGGTGGTGATCCTGTACTTTTTCGGCGGGTTGGCGGGATCTGCCATGTAAGCTCCGGGGTTGGCGGGATCTCGGACGGCGGGGCCGTACAGGATGATGTCCTCCGGGCGGGGCTCGAACGGGAGGCCGACCGCGGCGATGTGGAAGGTGCGGGTGTCGGCTGGCATTGTGAGCAGGCCCATGGCTGCATTGGCGCGGCCCCGGTTGGCGGCGGCGGTGCAGGGGAGGACGATGCTGTAGGTGGTGCCGCCGCGGGTGGCAGGGAAAAACAGATAGGACCCCTCACCGAAGGTGCGGGCGGTCTGAGTGTGCAGGAAGCCGAAGACTTTGTTGGCGAGGCTCATGATGATGGGCTGAAAAAGGGAACGCCCCGGCCCGGACAAGACCGGGTGCCGGGGCGCTCTTTGCGTGCGGGAGAGGGATCAGGCCGCTTTCTTGGACTTCCCGGAAATGCTGCCGGTAGGGGCAGGAGCCGGGGGCGGTTCTGGGGGGGCGGTGTCTTCCGCTGGGGCGGTGTCTTCGTTGGCGGCGGCTTCAGCGTCGGCATCCAACGCCTCAGCCACCGGGGCGGGAGCGCTGACGGGTTCCGGGGCAACTGGCAAGGATTCCTTGACGGTTGGAGGGGTGTCAGGCGCTGGTGGTCGGCTAGGAAGCGGGGTCTTGCGACGTTTCCGCACCGTAATGGGGTTGCGGATGATTTCGAAGAGAACCGCCTGACTGTCCTCCATGGCTTTTTCCGCTTCGTCAGACGAACGCCCAGCGTACACGCCGATGGGCTTCGAGGAGCGAGATTCCTCAAGGTAACCGATGACAACGATGAGACGCATGGTGTTGTGTGGTGCGGTTGGCGTGGAGACGATTACGCGGTGCGGATCAGGAGGCCTCCGTTATCCGTCGCGTACCCGATTGGGTTGACCCCGCCTTGGCGGCCCGCCACTTTGCCCCACAGCAGAAGAGGCATAAATGTCAGGTCGCCGGTGTTCGGGTCTTGGAACTTCACGGCCGACATGGTGATGAGGGAGTTGGGATCCTGCACCGTGTCGAACGCGAGAATGCGGGGGATGCCCATGGCTGCCATCATGGCATCTTGCTCGGCGTGGTCTTCAGGACCGGCCACGAAGACGATGCCCCGGGAATCGGTCGCGAAGGCGGACACGTTGTCGGCGGCGGTGAGGACGACGGAGCTGGCATCCGTGGTGACGTCGATGGCCGTGCCTGCAATGGCGTTGGCCAGCGTGCTGCACAGGTAACCGCTGTCTGCGCCGATGCGGCTGAAGAAGTAGTAATTGTTGGCAGTGAGGCCCGCGCCGTTGGTAAGGGAGTTGAGAATCACGCGCTGGCCGGTTTGGAAGCCGTGCGCGGTCTTCGCGTAGATATTGGTCGCGGCGGTAATAGCCCCGCCCGTAACGGAGGTGCCGTTTCCGTTCGGCATGTCCGGATACTCCTGGATGAGGGCGAAGCCGTTGGTGGAACGCCAGCTGCGGTATCCGTCTTCCCCCTGTTGCTGACCAGCAAAATCACGGGAGGTGAGGCGGGAGTCGGCGGAGAGAGCATTCGCAACCGCGGTGTTCACGATCATGGTCCGGCCCATGCGGTCGGCACCTTGCGTGTTGAGCTGTGCGCACGCGGCGATGAGCATATCAGCATCACTGTCAGCGGCCAGATACGTCAGTGAGTTGCTGAAGTTCTGAGAGACAGCGGCGGCAAGAAGGTTGTCGGTGAAGGCCTTGCCGACCGCATAGGCGGCATTGCGGATAACTTTGTCGTACTCGTTCTTGTCGTCCTGAATCGCGAACAGATTGGACATCGAGATCCGTGCGCCTTTCCGTTGGTCAACGGTCACGGGGACGTCAGTGAGAAGGTTCCGCGCAGAGTTGCCGGTGACTGCATACGTGCTAGTCACGTCTTCCACGATCGGAATCCCGGAGATGTGGCCGAGGTACTGTTTGTTGTACTTGATGGGGCCGTCTTTGAAGTTCCGAGAGAACTGATTGGCGATGGGGACGCTTTTGGCAAAGGCGTCGATGACATCGAGGAGGATTTCGGTAGAGCTGAGAATTGGCATTGTGTCAGGTGGTCAGAGGTGGCGAGAACGGGCGAAGGATCAGTTGGCGGAGCGGAGTTTTTTGGCTTGGGCGGCGAGTTTGCCGCGTTCGAGGGGGTCTTTGGTGTTGGCCATCTGTTCACGGATTTCGTCGAGCTGGGATGTCGCACCGGAGCCGGAGGCTGCGGCGGGCGATGGGACGTTGGCGAGCGGAACGCCGATGGTTCGGACGGCGGCGGCAACGCCGGTGCCGACGGCAGTGCTGAAGGCGGAGGCGGGATTGGCGGCGACTGCGGCGGGATCGCTGAGGCCGCTTTCCGTGAGGTATGCGCTGATCTGCTCCAGCATTCCATTCTGTTCGGTGATGGTGGCTTGGAGTTGGGCGATGGTGGCATCGCGAGCGGCAATGTTTTGCGTGAGGGTGTCCACCTGAGCCTGAAGGCTGGAGGCATTGTCCGCGCTGCGCTTCCGGCCGGAAAGGAAGTTGGCCACATGCTGGAGGGCGGAGACGTTCACCGGCTCGTCCTCTTTGCGGGCGGCGGGCGGAGGGGTCTGGGATGCGTTAGCAGGGGCGGGAGGCGGAACCGGCGTTTGCGCGGTAGTGCCAGGGGGCGGCGGAGCGGCAGCGGGATCGGCGTGAGCGGTGCCAGACAGAAAAAGGGCAGCGGCAAGGGCGATGAGGAGGTGCAGTTTCATGCGGTGGGCGTTGTGATAGCGATTGGCTTCTGGATTCACCGGGGGCGTCAAAGCCCGAGGGCGGTGGCGAGGAATTCGTGGAAGGTGACGAAGGCGGTGGAATCTGTGATGCCGGCGGGGGCAAGGCGGGCTTCCCATGCCTGGCCGTGCATGGCTGAGGGGTCGATGCCGCGGCGGGTGGACATCCAACTCTTGAATTCGTCAGAGTAGGTCTGCACCATGTCGCGCATGTGGGTGTCATGGGCATCGGTGATGGGGCCTCGGCCGAGGTCCTTGAGGGTGGAGTCGGCGGTGTAGACGCGGGTGTTGATGCCGAACTTTTCCTTGAAGCCGGTGTAATCTGTGAGGGCGGCGATGGTGCCGATGCTGCCGACGTAGGCTCCGGGGGCGCTGTGAAATGTTTGTGTGGCCGCGGCCAGATACATGCCAGCGGATGCATTCAGGCGCTGGGCGTAGCTGAGGACGGAGACGTCGGGGCGTTGATTTTGCAGGGAAAGGAGCGCATCGGCCGCGGCGCGGAGGCCGAGGACGGAGCCGCCGGGGGTGTCGAGCTGGAGGACGAGGCCGGTAATGGTGGGATCCGCGGCGACGGCGGCGACGGCGGTGTGGATGCGGTCGAGGTTCCAGAGGCCGTACGTTGCTTCTTGATTGGCGGACGCTCCGGAGACAATGACGCCGCAGACGGGCTGGATGGCGATGGCGGACGTGGGGCCGCGGACCACGTACAGCGCGTTCGGATCATCGGGGCGCGTGTCCCGGTTGGCGTCCGCCATGCCTTCCGCGGGCGCGGCAATGCGGACGCGGCCACCAGAATACTCCCGGAGGAGGGCGGCGTGGTCCAGTGCCACCGGGAACTGGAGGTAAGACGCGAGGCCCGCCGCGGTGAGGAGGGAGTCGAGGGAGGAATTTTGAGGCAGCATGCTGGAAACTTTGGGTTTTCGTTGGGTCGCGGATCAGGGGGCGTTGGGATCCGCCGCGGGCGCGGGTTCCGGGGGCGGCTCGGCCTGGAAAAAAAGGTGGGGCGGGACGTTTTGGCGCTGGCACTCTTGGAGGGCTTCCCGGAGTTCGATGACGCGCTGGCGAATCTGCTGTTTCCATTGGAGCCCTTCTTCGCCGTATTCCGTCTGCCAATTTGTCAGGCCGGATTTGAGGCGGCGGTCTTGGGCGGCGGCATCCCGGCCGGCATCGATGGTGACGGCGCGGGGGTAGTTAACGGTGTGCCGCCACCACTTCGAATCCTTCGGCCGTGGCACCTGTTTGGTGCGGATGGCCCACTCAACGCGCCTGACATAATCCACCGTGAGGAACTTCACCTGCTGGTCTAGCCAATACTCCCGCCAATCCTGCGCCTGCTGCAGCACAAATCGGACTCCGGGGCCGGTCAACTTGTCGAGCATGAACAGCAGTTCCACGGGGACGCCCAGCCCCATTGCTATCTGGTGATAGATGTCTTGCTTGAGGGCGGCTTGTGCCGGGAAGTCTCGTCCGTCGGTGATGGTCTTGATCTTCGCACCGGGGGGCATGTTCATGATCTCGCCGCTCCCGAAGACCTGATTGATGTTTTGCGGGATGCTGGAGGGCGCGGCAGTTGTGGCGGTGGTTTGGGTTCCGCGTTCTGCAAGGTTCTCTCGGACGAGTTTTCCGCTGACTGGCTGGTTGGTGCTGGGGGTGTTGGCGCTGTCTCGTTCAATGGCAAAGCCGACAAGGCCGTGCGCCTTCAGAACGGCGCGGGTATCGTTATCGATTTCCCTGTACTCCAGCAGCTGCCGGATGGCGTGAATGAGCGACGGGGTGCCGCGTCCGGGGGAGTGGGTCTCGAAGTTCGCAAAGAAGTGGACGTCTTTGGCCTGAATGATTTGCCCGGGGCCTTCGGCGGTGTGCCAATCGGCTTCGCTGCGGACGTGATAGGCAAGGTGCTTGTAGTGAGGGCCGACTCGCACGCCGTCGCACCATTCTCCCACGGCTCCTTTGGAAGGGTTGGCAATGAGTGCGCTTTCGACGGCGATGGCGATGGGGGCGCCGGTTTCGTCGGTGCCGTGAATTGCGAGCATGTCGCCATCTCTAAAGACGGAAAAGAGGGCGTTTGTGAGGAATCCGCTGTCGGTGAACTTGCCGGAGGCGTCGTAATTCCCAGGGCGCTTTGAATAAGTCTCTGTCCACCATTCCAGCACTGCGTCGTTGAAGGCCTCGTCGGTGGTGGACGGGATCATGCGCACGGCCCCGACCCAGCGTGCGAGGTCGCGGGTGGCTTTCCGGGCTGGGGGGATATTCCAAGCGGCCCACTGGGAGCGCTTCCGGGCTTCGCGAAGGGTCAAGTCGCGCAGCTGGGTCTTGCCTGTTAGGTTCGGGAAATAGATGTACCCGTGCGCTGTGCTGTGGTCGGCTGCGGCAATGCCCGTCATGTAGGCACCGGGAATAGGTGCCGCGTCAGGGGGGGAAATGGCGCGGGAGGCGGCGAGCGTCTGGACGCGGGAGCGGGAGCGTTTTTTCATTCGATGCGGCGGCGGCTGTAGTCGATTCGGATTCCCATGGGGGTTTGTGTCAGGATGGGATCATTGCCGTCGGATGCGGTGCGTTTGGCATCGATGGCGGCGTTGCACTCGGCGATGATCTGAGCGCAGTTTTCCTTGGAAATGCTGAAGCTGGAGCCTTCGTAACTGCGGGAGCCTGTGCCCGCTTCGGCGTTCACTTCGAGGGCCGTCTGGCGGATGCCGTGGAGCTGTTCGAGGGTGTAGGTATCCGCGAGGGCGCGGACAATTTCGGGGTTGGGGGTCATCGCTGTTTACCCGGGGCGTCAAAGTTGGGTTTCTTCGTCGGCTTCGACGGCATCGATGACAACGACGGCGTATTTGATGAGGTCCGCCTTGTCGTTGGGCAGGGACATCTGGCGCTTGCGCCACTTCAGCTCGCGGACGTTGCCTTTGTTCGGCTTGTCATAAAAATGCTCCATGTTGCCGATTTCCGTCAGGACTTCTTCTGGGGTATCGACGGGAAGGTTGACCGTGGGCCGGGTGGATTTCCCGTCGGCGGCTTTGGCGATGCGTTCGAGGTGGAGTTCGTGTTCCCAATGGTCCGCCTTGATCTGGATGATGCGGAGCGTGCAGGCATTTCCGTACTTGTCCCGGGCGGGGAATTGCTTGACCCAGCGGGCTTTGACGCGGGCCATTTTGTCTTTGATGGCGTCTTTCCCGCGGATGCCGACCCAGCGGATGCCAGGGGCTCCGGTGCTGCCGCCTTCTCCGGCAAGAAACTCGTGGACGAGGTCGGCGCGGTAGCCGGTATCAACGCAGACGACGGCGACGGACCACGGGTTGTCAGGGTCGTCGCGGTCGGTGAATTGGCGGTCGGCGACGACGTCGGGGAGGTCGCTGAGTTCTGCAACCGAGCCCCAGTCGAGGACCCACACGGAGCCATCCCAGCCGGCGGCCCAGAGCATCCATTCGACGCTGCCGATCTCTCCTGACGCGTTCCCCTGGCCGCGTTGAACGTCGGCGGTCATGCCCACAAAGCGGATTTCGGCGGCGTTCAGGGGGATCTTGAGACGCGGCTTCCCGTCCCATTCGAGGCGGCGGTAGCCACGTTTGAGCTTTGCCACCGGGGCGACGGCGGCTTTTCGGGTTTTGAATCTGGCAAAGGGCAGGCCGAGGATGTCGGTGTAGAAGGCTTTCATGTTTCCTTCTCCGCCGGATTCGGTGGCGGTGAGGAAGGCGTTGGCGATGCTGCCCCAGCGGCGGGAGGAAAAGGCTAGGTTCAGGAAGGCTCCGGCTTGCAGAGAGCGGTGGCCGACGTCGGGGGAGAGGTTCTGGGCGACGAGGCGGCGGGCCGCGATCATGGAGGGTTTGTAGTCCTCGGTGATGGGCGGGCAGTTGTTATCGGTCTCGCATTGGAAGTATGTCTCGCGGTCGATGCGGTCGCGGTTCCAGACGGGTTTGGTTTCGTTCTCGCCAAAGGGCAGGGATTCCTTGCAATGGCCGAACTTGAGGTTTTCCAGCTTCAGTTCCTGATAGTGTCCGCAGTGGGGGCAGGGGACTTCGACGCGTTCCTGTGTGCCGCGAAGATAGTGGGCGTGGATGATGGTTTCCTTGGTGAGGACGGGGAGGAGTTGGCCGGAGACGGGGTGCTCTTCGTATTCGAGGGCGTTGGATGGGGTGGAGAAGGCAAGGAGTTTTCCGTCGTCGTCGGCGGCGAGCCGGTTTTCGAGGAGCTTCAGGGACGGCATGTCATCGATGAGGTCGTGCTTGGCGACTTCGTCGGCAATGGCTAGGCTGGCGGGCTTTGAAATGAACTCGCTAGCGGATTGTCCGCCACCCAGATACAGTGTGCCCCCGCGGTTGTACCGAAGGGCGAGGGCGGTGGTGCGTTTGTGGTCTTTGGAATTGGCGAGTTCCGGGTAGGCGTCGATGAGGGGTTCGAGGCGGTCGCGGGCGAAATCGCGGG